GCTCGCTCTTAACACTTGTTTTCTTGGCCCTTCCGTCACCGCTGAACAGTGCACCCATCCAGAGTTGGGATCTCCCTCATCATAAAATTCCAGAATTAGTTGGTCAAATTCCGTATTTTTACTAATCCAAGTCGCAAGCTCCTTGTTGTCAACTCCAGGTATCTCGAAGTCTGCTGCCTCACCCCTGGCATGCTGTGACTTAGTCGAAGACCCGATAGCTTCGCACAGCTCTGGGCTACGATAGCCTGAAGATATAACGACCGCTTTGCCAAAATGTTCTCTGACAGGTTGCAGGACAGTCTCCGCTAGGTGAATAAGATTTTCTACATGCGCTGTTGATGGTTCATTGTTGATACCTTTGCGCGTTGCTGTTTGAGATTTAGTCATCTCTGCTAGTGAAAAGTTTGCTGATAGTTTCATATCATCCCCAATAAAGTTTCTATAAATACTAAACCAACGGCCCCCACCGTAGTTATAACAACCCAATAGATTTTGTCTATTTTACCACCCAGTTTTTCTACATCTTCATGCACGTGTGTGATCTTGTTGTCTAGGTGCGCAAGGTGGTTAGTTTTAATTATTTCTATTTCACGCTCCACACCCTTTACATGTCCATACAAAGATATGATGTGTTCTCTGTCACCCTCTGGTGTTATGCCTTTAACTGTGTCGTTCATTATCCTGTTCCAAATATAGGATCTGTCGATCCAAAAACTTGTTGTCCACGTTGCGCTGTGGCCACTTGTTGTCCACCAATTAACGGTTGTGCTAGAGCTGTATTATCTAACGGTGTGCCCCCTAATTGTGATATTGGTCCAATCGCTCTTTCACTTATAGTAGCTCTAAACGGATTGTCAATTATAGGAAAATCATCACCTAATCTAAGTCTTTGATACCTTCTAATTATTCTTTTTATTTGATCCAATGATCTTGCAAAAGCATCAGGTTGACCTATTTCTCTAGCGTTATCAGCAAAAGCTTGAGCTATGTTTTCTGATGGTATGAAAGGTGTAAACCTGCCATTTTGTATGGCTCTGACTTGTTTGTTGGAAACACGATCTTCAAAAGTATTTTCTAAAGCTCTGTCAGATACACCAAGTGTTCTAGCTGCATAGTAATCTTTAAACATTCTTTGTTGAACTCTAAACAAAGATTGATTTGCAACTTGAAAACGATCAACAACTTGCTCCGGTGTTATAGGTCCACCTTTCAGTAGTGGCCCTGTAAACTCACGACGTGAATTGTTTATACCTGTTCTAAAATCTGCAATTTTAAATTTCATAGATCTTGCCGGGTCAACTTCAACCACACGCATACCAGCCACACCAAGCAGCTCGTCACCAAATTCATAACTCCTACCATACTCATCAACGGTTTCTGTTAAAGCTTGTCCCATTCTAATAAAGGCAGGCCCTGAACCAGGAACAACCGTTGCTCCTAAATGTTTTATTCCTGCATAAAAAGCCTCACCCCAAGGTGTTTCATCTGTCCATAGTCTACGTCCTTCAGCCGTACGACCACCTCTACCAAGTATTGGCGCCACATCCATTAAACCCTCTGTCCATATTGATTCACTTACAAATGGAGATGCAGTTTCTTTTGTTGCATCAATCATGGCTAAGAAAGTATTTTTAAATACTTCTTCTTCCTCCAAACCTTTTTGCACACCGTTAAACAAAGTGTTTATTGGTCTAATTAAAGTGTCATACGCGTTGGCATGTGAGAAATCTATATATTTTAATTTACCATCCTCACCTCTAATCGGAACTAAAGTAGAATTCTTTGACCACTCAGGCACAAATCGTCTGAGAGCCGACATCTCTTCTTCTGTTACGTCGTGTATAGCTTTAAATGCCTCCACTGTTCCGTATGGAACACCCAATGTCGTGGTCGCCATACCAAACAATCTTTTCATACCTATGTCTCTAAAAGGTGTAACCACACGTCCATCAGCTAATGTGTGTGTTGTAAATATTTCTTTCCACGCTTGATTTAAAATATTGTATCCAGTTCTGTATATTTCTGCAGGGAAGGACACAAAGTTACCAAACGGTAATTGTCTTAAATCTTTTACAAAGTCATTAACATAATCGTAGTTAGGCACGTTGTTTTTAACAATTTTAGCTGCCTCTTCATCTAGTAATTCTTTGCTGTATTTCATACCAAACTTTTTGTAAGTGTCTTCTAGTCTTGATCTCTCTATGGCAAAGGTTGTTATCTTCCAGAAGTCATCCTCTGCTGTGTACATGTCCTCGGTCCACTTTTTAAGTTTGGACATTGGTCGCATCATGTTTCTAAGAGCAACGTTACTGTCAAATTTTTCGCCAAAGTTTACGTCTTTTAATAATTTTTGTAGATCACCAAGACGCACGTTTGTGTTTACAACACCTAGTCTTAAAAGTTCACGGTATCTTGTGTTATCTATTCTTGCTCCAGGAACTTGCAAAGCACCGTATGCCTCTCTAAACGCTCTACCTGTATCATCAAAACTAACTGTTAACCCCGGTATGATACCGTTGGCTGCAGCAAACGCACCAGCAGATATAAAATTACGTGCATGTGTAATAGGACTTAAAACTGTTTTTGCAAGTTGTGATGTTGCTTTTGGATACAATATGAAACTTTGATACAATTGAAATAAATTAGATTTATCTTTAGCTATCATTGCTGATTGTTCTATTGCCTCTGCAACTCCGCGTTCCGCGTACAGTCCATCAAGAGGATTGACTATGCCAGCTTCTTCCGTTCTGTTTGGATCTAGTTCTATCTTTTTTATATTTTTACCTAGATCATTTATCGCTTCTAGTTCTGTTTCTCTAAACATACCACGTAATCCAGCGGGTATTTCAGCGCCAGGGTTTTCTCTTATAAATTTATTTCTTCTTTCCAGTATTTCATCGTTGTTTCTTTTTAATGTTTGAAACAATTGATTACGTCTTGTTACTAAAGATAATTTATTTGTGCCTGTAAGAATAGTTTGTAAAGGGTCCTCTACTTTACCAAGAACCTCTTCAACTGCTCTTCTTGCATCATCAGTCAAAGACTCAAGAGGTAGTGTCTTTGGCGGCATTTCAAGATCAGCTAATGTTGTTTTATTTACAAAAAAGTCTGGTGCATTAAAATAAACACCTGAAGTTCTTTCGGCTGAAGTTGATATGGCTTTTGGTGGAGTCGCTGTTTTTATAAGTTCGTTTACATAATACTCTGCTTGTTCGTCACTCAATTTAACACCACTCTCTGATGCAGATTCTTTAAATAATTGCATCATTTTCTTAACAGCCTGCTCTGATGGTTTATAATTTAACAAAGGTATTACAGATTTATTTCTAAATATTTCATACGTTGATCCGAGATAGTCTTTAAATTTTTTACCAAACAACGGAGCAAATTCTGACAATGCGTCTTTACCCATGGCCGTTCCTAAATCATCAAACATTAGTTGCCAACCAGCTCTTATGTCATAAAAAGAATCTATTACCCCTTGAATATCTTCTGCTTTACCACCTTTGTCTCTCATTATTTTTGTTATCTCTTTAATTTTATTTTTGTCCATGGCACCAAAAGATGTTTTACCTGTGACACCACTTATGTTGTAGTCACCTGACAAAAGCGTGTCGTTTAACTTAGACATAAATTCACGACGACCTTTATTACCCATTTGATTAAATGGGTTTTTTACAAACGGAAATATTGCATCAATATGTCTGTCAAGTTTTCTAGATATTTCTTCAGCTCTGTTAATATCACTACGTCTAAGTCCTAGGTTTGCTCTTTCTATGTCAAAAAATTCTTGTGTCTTTTTACCCCTAGGTCGTAAGTATGCAAAAAATTTATCTATGGCATCGTTATTAGACTGTAAATCATTGCTTCTTCTAATTAAAGATTTTATAGCTGAACCTGTGCCACCCACTGCGCCAATTAAAAGAGATGAGTCTACTCCAAATTTAATTCTGTTTGCAACTTCTCTGGCGGCACTATTTTCATCGTTCTCCCTTAGTTGTGTTGGTCCACCAAACATATCTCCTATTGTTCCCACGTGTTCAGGATCACCTACAAATATCATATCAGACACACCCGCTGCTCCTGCTCCACCGAGAGTTGCAAACAATCTGCCTTTTGCGTTTAAAGATGTTTTAAATTTTTCTTCTAGTCTAGGGTCTGTTAATCTAAAATAATTACCGTGTTTTTTTGCAAGCATAGCTTTCGTTGCAAGCTCAGCCCCTTTTTTAAAGGCAAAACCACCTGGCACACCAAGGTTAACCATGATACGTGTAAGATCTCCGGCAAATGTAGCCTCAGCTTTTTCATCTAGGTTAGTTAAATTGTCAAAATATCTTTCTACCTTAGCCGCGTTGCTTGTTCCAAACCCAAGATCAAGTAGTGCCGCACCAAGAGTAAATGCACCTTTTGGTATGTCAATTAAACCAGCACCAACACCGGCTAACATTGATTCCAATGTTCCAACCTTGTTAGTGCCAAGCCCCTCTATACGAAAACCTTTTTGTTTATCTTTAGTGAGGCCACCGATTGACATGTCAACTCGGCCACCATCCTTAACACCTAAAATAGCGTCAGTAGTTGTTCCTTGTATGCCTTTTTTTAAGGCCACAGTTTTTGTAACAGACTCTGGAAGTTGACCAAAATTTTTTATTTTACCAGTTATGGGATCTTTTAATGTAGTAAAAATTCTAAGAGCCTTCATATTTTCATCAATCGCATCTAATTGATTTTGGTTTTGTTTTAATAATTTAAATAAACTAATTTTTCTTGTTGATTTTAAATCAGATGTTTCATCTAACTCTGCAAGTAATCTATTTCTATTATCCAAAAGAAGAGTTAATTTGTCTTCCATTTGTTTATGAAAAAATTCATTTTTTTCCGACGTTGTTAAAAAAGTTGGTTTTAATCTTTGTGTTGTAGCTTTAGTTGTTGAAGGACTAGTGAAATAAGTTTGACCACCAAGACCCGTTGTTTTTTCTGGAACATCTCCTAAACCAATTTTATAAATAGATTTTTGAGTGCCTTCGTTTGCTACATGAGAAGCGTCTAATTCTACCTTTGTGTTTCTAGCAAGTTCTTTTAGTTCTCTCATTTTTTTAGTTTGACTATCAGAAAGAACAACGCTTGATTTTGGAGCTAAAGGTTTTTTTAAACCCAACTTTTTCATCATCGCTCTTCTACCTCTTTGCATTTGATCTTTAGATGTAAAAAAAGAAAAACTTGTCATAAAAAGATCATCTATTTCTTTTGTAGATCTCCCTGATACCCCTTGAGGTATTGTTGACCACAATGTTACAGCTTTTTCAAAGCGCTCTTCATCTGCTTTATTTTTAAAACTAATTGCACCAATGTTTTCATTTACGGTTACATCTCTTTTTTCTAGACCTGCTGCTACAGTTCCGTATTTTTTTAATTTAGTTTCTTTCATTTTTTGACCTTTTGTTTTTTGTGCTTTCTCTATTATACGTTGGGTCTTTTTAACTAAATCATCTCGATATTTTTTTGCTTTATCAAGTTCATTTGCTTTAAAAGTTTTGTAAAACTTTTTATCACCTATTTCTCTTGATACCTGATAAGAACCGCTGGGAAGTCTATAAATAAATCTACCTAATGCGCTTACAGCCATACTCGCTCCTAACTAGATGCGTGGGCTCTTGCCTCTTCCACATCGTTTGTAAATACTGGTGTTCCTGCTGAATTAACAGCGGCGTATAATTTATTTGTCATAGTTATATTTTTAGGGTCACTAAATACGCCAGGTTGTGCAAGTAATGCATCTTGATCTAAATTACCTTTGTCATCCTCTGGAACTCTTTGACTTACACCTTGAGCAATCGCTGTTTGATATCTTTGTGCTTGTTCTAAATCGCTAAAATCTCCACCTAACATCATTTGTCTTAGAGCTTCATCGTCCGCTGCTCTTCTTGATATATCTTCAGTTATAGCTAACTCAGCCGCAGCTTGTGTAACTGCCGTGTCTTGTGCTCTTTTCTCTGCCATTGCTTGTTGTAGTGGCTCGTTAAACGCTTCAGCTGCTGCTCCATAGCCCTCGCCTTCCATCAGAGCGGCACCTGCTCCGGTAAGAGCGCTGCCCAATGTCATTAATTTATTAGTGTTGTCTTCTCCAGCTATCAGTCGTTGATAGTCTTCAAAAGCAGCTTGTCTAGCCTCTGCAGCTCTTTCAGTCATCTCTGCTTGAAGATCAATGTTAGCGTCAGTTCTACTAATATAGTCTTCTACATTCACAGCGTCTGGTTCTTCACCAGCACCAAATAGTTGTTTTATACTTTCTCCAACTCCTGGTTTTTCTCCATATAAATCTTCATAATATTTTTCATATTCTTCACCTGTGCCTAAAAATAAATTTTCTAAACCTTCACCAACTGTTTCAGCAGCAAGTGCATCTTTAATCGCAGGTATATAACCTTCAGTCATAACTCTAGGATAACGACCCATTTCTGTAAATGTTTGTTTTATAAAATCACCTGCAGTTTCTGCATCATCTTCCATACCACCAAAAACATCACCACCAAATAATGTTTGACCTGCTAGAGAAGTACCTGCAGTTGTGCCAAGAGCTGTTTTAAGTTTGTTTCTTCTTATTGTATTAAATATGTCAGTAACACTATCTCTTGGATATGTTCTGTAATAATTAACTATATCAGCTATGTCTTTTCTACCTGTTTTTGTAAATGGTTTAGCTCCAACTTTTGCAGCTGTTCTTGCACCTGGTAATAAAATAGATAATAAGCCTTTTCCAATAGTTCCAAAGAAGTGACTTTCTCTCATCTTTCCGTCTGGACCTTGCACTTTAGGGTTCATCCCACTACCAACACCAGCCGGCACTTGACCACCTTGTTTAAAAGACAAACCAGACGTCAGACCAGTGCCATGTGCACTAGCTGACCCACCTAGTTTAAACATCTTTCTTCTAAGTGCTACGTTGCCACCGTTAGCATATGGTGCCGGTGAATATAAAGATGGTCGTTGTTGACCCATCATCATTTGTTGTAAAGCCATGTTGTATTGATTTTGTTGATTTTGTTGCTGTTGCATCATCTGCATATTAGCTGCGTTCTGTGCTTGTTTCGCTTCAGCTCTACCTATCATGTCCCCTTGAACCATGCCAGCCAAGCCAAGTTCGCCCGGTAATTTAACTTTACCAGACACCAAAGCTGCCGCCGGACTTATTGGTGCAAATTTATCTAAACTTCCTGATACTGATGATCCCATTATGCTCGTGCTCCCGTTCCATATCCAAATAAACCACCTAGATTTGCAAGTATACCACTACCTAAAAATGCACCACCAAGTGCTGACTGCATGCCTGTAGGCCCAGGTGCTGTCGTTGTTCCAATAGTTGTGCCTCCTGGGTATCCACCCATTAAACCTGCAAGTTGTCCACCCACAAAACCCATCTGTTCGTACGGTGCATACTGTGCTAGTTTGTTTCTTTGTGAAATAGCATCTAATCCTGCTTGTTGATATTTCTGTTGTTGATCACCAAAGCTACTTAGTATTCCAAACTGTTGAGCACCAAACTGTGGTATCGCTTGTGCCACTTGCATATTAGCTTGTAGTGCTTGTTGGAAAGGTGACATCTGTGATTGTGCTAACGCACCTTGACTTTGTGCCACTTGACCAAGAGCTTGCATGTCACCACTCGCAAGAGCCGCTGCTTGTGATCCTAGGCCTGCTTGTTGTTGTGCTGCTGATTGTAATAGTTGTTGATTTTGTGCTGCTTGTCCCATAGTCGCTTGACCAAGTCCCATTCTTTGTTGTTGTGCTTGTGCTGCTGCAGCTTGTGCACCAGCAAAACCTTGTTGTCTAAGACTAGCTAATGTTGATGCTAGTCCTCTAGCACCTTGTGCTCCAAGTTCGCCTTGTGCAACACCAAACCTGCCACCACCAAATGCAGAACCGGCACTCGCACCGAGTTGTGCTTGTTGTCTTGCCATTTCATTTTCAAACTCTGCTCTTGTAGCATCAATCACCTCTTGTTGATAAGGTGACATAAACTGTTCGTAAGCCCCTGGTCCTGTTAAATCTCTTGCCGCTTGAAAATCCGCGGCCCCCGCTCCTTGACCAGCGACTGCAGCTAATTGTGCAGCGTCTGCAGCAGTGCTGGCCCTTTGCATAAATGGTGAAGCCGCTCCACTAGCACTTAAACTTTGCGCTAGCGCTTGTTGTTGATCTAATGCACTTTGTGCTTGACCAATTGCGCCTGCTCCAGCACCTTGAATCTGTCCTGCAGCTGTTCCTGCTGCATCTAAAAATGGTTGATAAGCCCCGATCCCCGTTCCGGTAACCGCGCCTGTTGCTGGGTCGAAATCAAACCCCTGTCCTCTTAATCCTGAAACTATTGCTGCTTGTTGTAATTGGTTTTGTGCCGCGACTCTCGGTGCAAATGTATCTGTCTGTATGTTACCAGACAACATACCCATAAGCTGTGGTGTAAATAATGATAAAGCTGCTTCTATCGATGGTGACGATAACGTTTGTTGCGTGGTTGTGCCAGTGGTCTGCTGCGGTGGTGGTGACTTAGATCCCATTATACTTTAGACTCCAAACTATTCATTAAATCATACATTCTTTGTGCGCCTACGTTTACATTACCGTCACCCGCACCTCTAACAGCATCAGCTGTCATTACAAATTCGTTCTTTGCTAGCATCGCTGGCACATCATCTTTTCTTTCACGTGCACCCATAGGTATAAATCCTCCGCCACGGCCATCTATTTGCATACCGTTTGGTATACGCTCAGTTTGTGGCACGCTACCACCCATTGCCATTGGCATCATGTCGTCTATCATTTCTTCTATTTGTATAATCTCGTCATCTGTTAAACGATCTAAAGATTTACCAAATTTATCTAATGCAATATTCTCCATCATGTCAGAGCGTTCTGCCATTGGATCTGGAGCTGATGCCATTTGCATTATGCCACCGTCTTTCATTTCATCACGGTCGCTTAAATAACCTCTTTTTTCCATTTCTTTGTAAAGTTCTTTTGATTCTAAGTCTTCAAACTCAGGAAAATCTCTTATAAAACTTTCTACTGCATATTTTAAATCACCACCATTAGCCAGTCCAATACGACCACCCATGGCTCTACCTGTAGGGTTTAACTCTTCTCTTCTCATCATGTCAAACATTTGATCTGCGATTGCATCTTCGTTCATGCCAGGCGTTGTCCCACCAAACAAAGCATCTAATATTATTTCTCTTTGTTCTATTTCATTTGCCATTTCTTCAATTGCATCTTTTCTTTTCTTTGGTTTAATAGATCCACCATCTGCTGCATATCTAGTTAGCCCTGAATAATTTAAACCTGGAAACATAGGTCTCCTTCTTCTTTGGAATGGGTTTGTAATTGTTTCATACTCACCGCCGTACCGTGATAACATCGGCGCTGTAATAGTGTTTAGTTGTTCGTCGGTGTATGCACCGCCCATCATTCTGTTCATTTCTCTCGCTAAATTGTATTGTGCCTGTGCATCAACACCTAAATTCTTTTGTGCTTCTGTTTTTGGTTTACCCATTAATGACGCTAGTCCTGCTGCGCCCGCTCCTAAACCACCATAAGTCATCAAACCTTTTTTAGTAAGAGGGTTTTTTAAACCATACATTATGCCTTTTGCCAGTGTGCCTTTTAAAGGTGCAAACGCTCCTGCCGTTCCAAGAATACCTGATGTTGCTGCAGTGGCTGGAAAGCCAGCTGAAGTTAACGCTTGAGCAGCCATACCAGAACCCATTAAACTACCTTGCGCTGCTGCAGCGGCTCCTCCTGTGGCTGCTTTTCCAAGCATGGCTGCTTTTGCTGCTGGTCCAAATGCACCGAGTGCGGCTCCACCAGTTCCTATTGCTAATAAAGGTAATAGTACCTTTGGCCTAGCTATTTTCTTTACTGCTTTACCTACACTTTTAAAAAGTGATCCCATTATAAATGATACTCCCTAGTTGTGAGTTTTACGTGGCTACGAATTAAACCATTTGCTGCAAGACGCAACCATTGTACTGGTTTACCAACGCCTATTAGATGTGTGAAGAAAGTTCTGTAGTATAGCATAGCCTCGTTATGTTTCCTTTTAAAGATAGAATCGATGACCCACAAGTTTTCTCCGCTGTTCCAATCATCGAAACCAATCTCTCTAGTTTCTAAAAATTTTTGCTCGGCCTCTTTATTCAAGAAGGCCCAGTTTCTAAAACCATATAAACCATCCTTGTCTCTGTGCACTTTGCATTGTCCTAATACTATTGATGGATATATGTGATAAAATATGTCTTTGACCTTTACACCGTTCCACACTGGATAATCATCTTTGTATAAGTCTATGACCTCCAATATGTCGTCTATGTCATTCATATTTTATGCAAGAGTTTAATCTTGTTAGTCGCCTGAGTCTGACCCCATAGGTGGCATTTCTAAAACTTTTACAGTTATGTCTTTTGCCATGTACTCTGCCCATGGTTTGCCACAGTCTTTGCAGGTCCCAGTTGCCTGTTCCTCTGAATCTACCTCATTATCGCAATTTTTACAATATATTCGTTGATATACCTCGGGTTGTAAAACAGTTATCATTTGACCATTTTCCTGTTTATACTCCGTTTTTTTCGCTTCTCTAACTAGTTTCATCGCCATTATGTAATCTCCAATACTGATAATTGTACATGTATTTTTGCAGCTGTACCAGCTGTAATCTTTATAATATCGCCCTCATTCGCAACAAGTGGCATACTTAACACTTCGTGTGGATTACCTATCGGAAAAGAATCTGTTGTCAAGTCTGTAGCTGGTAAATTCATTTTAAATAAAGTAGACTCCGTGTTAGTTCCTGTAGCACTGTCCACGTCTGTCATGGTAATTGTGACCAACACATTACTAGAATGTGAGTTGTATAATCTTATAGATTTAATTATTGCTGTTGTTGACGGCGTAGGAGGTGTAGCTGTATCATCTGTTGTAGGCACAGTATAAAGTGTCGTTTGCGTCGTATTAGCTAGAACTAATGTTTTTGATAAAAATGTATCAGCCAAGGTACCAACTCCTTGCTAGTGTTTCGTCTTTTGTTTGTTGTTCATAAGAGAAGTTTAGTTGTGTTATAACTTGTTCTAATTCACGTATTAACGTGTCAAACTGAGCTCTTTCATATTCAGGTGTTGCCTGTGGTAATCTACCTACTGTTATCTTTGCCATTATCTGCCTCCATCTGGTTTAACATCTAGTCTTAATGTACCATATCTCCACTTATCACCAAGAGTTGTGCTCGATATAACTATGTTTGCTTGTCTTCCACGACCCCTTGTATCAACTTTTGTTGTCGTTGGAGTAACATTTGATAAATTAATTCTTGTGTTTGTGTAGTTTGTAACTTTTTTGTTTGATGAGTGTGAAGTGGCTGTTGTGCCATTTTGCGCTCTTGTAATACCAATTAATTTATTTGTGGTTGTGTTGTTTGAACTGTAAGCGATAATTTCTGTGCCTATTAACACAGATCCATCTGTTGATGGAAAACTACTGCTATCTTTTAATTCTATTTCAGCAGAGGTTCCGGATAAACTAGAACTAATTGCTGTCTTTAAAGAATCAGTTGTTGTTGTTTGTGAGAAATCTTTAAAAGTCAACAATACATTTGCACTGCCTTTTTGATTTTTAAAATCTGGAATGTATCTAGATATAGATAATACTTCTTCTCCATCCTGTATGTCAAAATCAGCAGACTGTAAGAAACACTCCATAGCTTCTATGTCATTGTCTGTCCCCTCTTCGTGTTGATAAATTACACTAGACCCATCTGTTGCACCTAATACTGTTGGTGAGTCACCAATAACAGTCGAACTATATTCTGTTGCGTATGGCACTTGATAAACTCCATAGTCTAACCAAGATGTTCTAGCTAGTGAATTCGTGTACCATGTTCCTTCAACATAGTTGTAAGTTACATTTCTATCTATAAAGTTAGAATCTTTACTAGCATAAAACCACGTAATCTCGTTGAAGTCAGAGTTTAGTCCTGCATACACTAACGGTTGTTGTGTAATACTAAAATCATCAAACACATAATCTTGCACGGAGCATGGTATTTTTTTAACAGCACCATCAAACATGTAGAATGACTGTTGGCTCATCCAGAATGTCGTACCATTTACATCCACAGCTGCGTACGGAGACACTGCACCACAGTTAGAAGCTAACTGAGACAAACCAAATATAAAAGGTGGTCCAATAAATTGTAATTGGTGTAGTGACGTATCTGTCCATATAAGAATACCACCACGAGATCTCAATGTTGTAATAATTTTAGAGCCATCTTGTATTCTAAACGACCCTGCTGTGTTTGTGCTCGTTGGTGACCATGTTGTAAAATCTTCTTGTGATGAAAATCTTAAGAATAAATCATCTTGTGATGTGGTTGTGCCAATAGTTGTTTCTGTTCCCATTAGTATGACATGTCTATCAGGTGTAGACAAAATTAAATGTCTTGATGATGTTGGTGCGTTAGCACTAGCGACAACAGCTCGTGTTGTAACACCAGATGAAGTGTCCCATCTAAACAATTTACCATTACTTTGCAGTGCCAGTAAATCTTCACCAAAGTTTTCAAATACCCAGTATCTAGAATCAAGAACTGTGGTTGATGATGATGCCGCCTCGTTCCAACTAGTAGCATTAATATCTGTATTTGATGCATCAAATATAATTGTAACAACAGCGTCATCTAAATGAATTGCTGCAACGTGACTACTGTCTGTATTACCAGGAGAAGTGCCTGAAGCAACGGTAGTTGTACCCTCATTAGTTGTTAAACCTCTTGTTACAGTTAAATCATTTGATGATACGCCTGTGACTTTCATAACCTCTTGACCAATTAAAATATAATCACCGTTTGCAAACTTACTTCCATCATCAACAACTAATGTAGTAGCACTGGCACTAAAGTTACTACCCATGTTAACAGCGTCTGTAACTCGACCTGTATCTGCAAACCCATTCCATGGATCAACACCCCAACCATAACCGTATGTGTTAACTTCTTCACCAACACCAATTTGATAAGCCGCGGTGCTCGTTCCACCGCCAGAGCCAGTTGCGTTAGCGTTGCTTGAGTGTGTAACCTTATACGTACTTGCATCTACAACTTCTGTAATTTCAAACTCTGCATTCATGTCTAAACCACCTTGAGTTGAGGCAGCTGTGAATGTTACAAAGTCACCAGCTTTTGCACCGTGTGCAGCATCAGTCACTGTAATTACAGCAGAACCATCGCTTGTAGCAAACGGATTACTTAAACCTGTTTGTGTGTTACGAAGAGGAGTTATGTCTGTTACAGAACCCTCAGTGTAAACATATAGTTTTTTATCTGTGCCAAGAGCCAAGTATCTTGTTCCATCAAGAGATGACCATGCAAACTGTGCACGAACAGAGCCATACAATTTATCAGAAATTAATTTTACCCAACCACCAATCTTTTCTGGTTGACCATAACGAAAGCGAACGTTTTCTCCGTCAACCCATTTACCTTCAGCACCATACTCAGTGCTTTGTTTGTCAAACCCTGGTGCAAATTTATAAGATAGTAAAGGCATAGTTATTAACCCTCTTTAACTTTCGAGTAATCGTATACTGGTTTTGGATTAATCTTTATATCGTCTTTAATGATATCCACTCTCCACACTTTACCTTGCGTAAATTCATCAAAAATTTCAGCAATAGGTTTGTTGCTTTCATACTCTTGTTCTTTTTTAATATCGTCTTCAATGTAATATACTTTGTATTTAACCATAATTATTAAGCCACCCTTATATATCTAAATTTAATTTCTCCTGCTCCTCCATCACCACCATCAGTTGATCCAGAACTACCTTGACTAGCTGGGAATGTAACCTGTGCAGCTCCACCGCCACCACCAGATCCCCTTGTGCCATCACCTCCTGCTGTTCCATTTCCAGAAGACGATCCACCAGATCCGCCTGATACATTACCACTGTAAGAAGATGCACCTGTTGATCCACCTATTCTACAGTTGTCACCTGAACAGTTTCCGTTGTTACCACCAGCGGCTCCATTTCCACTATCATTAAAAGTGCCTGTTGGTCCAGAGGTTAAAGTAGACAGATTTACTCCAACGTTGCTTGCATTAACAAATGTTCCAGAACTAACTGATGTGCTAACAGTAGCAGATCCAGCTGATCCTGCAATGTTTGTTCTAAGCGGTCCTGCAACATCACCATTAATACCTGATGCACCGCCACCTCCTGTTAGTGAAAAAATACTACCTGTGCTACTGCCAGATAAACTTGTTGTGCCACCAGCAGTTGCCACTTGGTCTAGACTTGAGTTAAATGCTCGCTCTCTACTCCCAGATGGTTGCGCAGCTTGTTGAACAGATATATCAACACCTGTCCCTGCTGCTCCAACGGTAAAGGTTAATGTTTCACCAGCAGTGACTGTAAAAACTTTATCTGATATGTAAGCGCCTGATCCACCACCAGCACCAGCGGACTCACCACCAACACTATCATAGTCGGCACCACCACAACCACCGCCACCACCGGCGACAGCAAACTCAATGTGAACTGCATTAGCACCAGCAGGCACTGTTGATGTTGTGCTTGAAGAAAGAGTTGAAAATGATTGTGCAACAAATTTTGAACATGCATAGAAATCAGAAATTTTAATTGTGCCTGATGATGGTATGGCATTACCGTCAGGATCTTGTGTGCCTGCCGCAACCAGTCCCGCCCCAGCGTAATAGTCGGACAAGCTTCTTGCTCCAGATCCACCAAATTCATCAGATATTTCTGAGATTGCAAGTGAGCCGCTGGATTTAATAGTCATTACTTAGACTCCTTTAGCTTCTCTACCTCTGCTTTCAATTCTTTTATAGCTTCTATTAATATGCCTACCATGTTGCCATATGCAACAGATTTGTATTCACCGTCTTTTACAACTTCAGGTAGAATGTTTTCAACTTCTTGTGCAATAACCCCGGTCCCCGCTTCACCGTCTTTTGTAAAATAAACACCACGCATGTCAGATACTTTATCAAGAGCGTTTGGTATGGTTCTAATATCAGATTTTAAATTCATGTCGGAGAATGCTGTCACATCACCACCAGCCGTGACGCTAGAATTAAATGTTGCTGCTCCTGCAGCTGACATGTCAAGAGTTAAAGCTGTTATTTCTGAACCACCATCATTCCCCAAAAACTTCATGTCTTTATCACTAACATTAGATTTAATTACAAAATCAGAGGAGGAATTAGATAGTTGACCAAAACTTGTGCCATCGTCTCTTAAAAAAATATCACCACCGTCAGCGTCTAAAATAATATCTCCTGCAACATCAAAAGTTAAATCACCAGATGTATGAGCGTAACTGCCACTGGTTATTGTTGTGTTACCGCTGTTGATACCATTGGTTGCTGTAATCAATCCTGTAAGTGTTGACGTGCCCGTGGTTTCAAATGTACCTGTAACTTTAGCTCCTGCTGTTACTGTTTCAAATCTTTTTGTATTATTTGAATATAACTCTACGTCACCATCACCAGCAAACACAGCCATGGTTTCTGAGCCATCTGCTTTTTTTACATTTAATGTGCTAGCGTTTATGTCTAGTGCACCGGTGCCACAAGTTATGTCACCAACACTACCAGAGTGTGTAAGTTGTAAATCGTTATCATTTCCTATGTTTAAAACAGCGCCGTCATCCAACAAACTAAAATTACCGTTTGCTGTTGGGTTTTTAAATTTATATGCAATTGATTCGTATGTAAAAGTTGCCATTATTTATTCTTAAACCTCCATCCAAAAGTTGAGTCTTGATAGACAAGAGCAAACGCTGCATTGTTTGTATCGACAACCATTTCGTCACCAGCAGTATTAGCCATAATTTTTTCACTGCCTGGTTCTACTGTTAAATTGTTTGTATCAAATGTGCCCTCTGCATCTATGAAAGATACTGTGTCTCCTTGTGATGGCGATGATGGCAATGTAATTGTTATTGCACCAGCGCTTGTGTCAACAAAAATATTATCACCTGCAAACGCTGTATAGGCTCCTGTTTTTTCTATGTAATCAGCTGACCCTGTTTTTAATTCATACCAATTAGTTCCATCTGTTGCCACAAACTTATTTCTACTTGGTAGTAATGTGATTGTGTTACCACTCGCACCCAATCTCATAGTTATCGTAGCAGTGGAGGACCCGTTAATTAATAAGTATAATTTTTCCACCGCTGGAAACTGAACAGTGTGTGTTCCACCAGTGCCACCAGCAGTGCCTGTAAATCTTAATGCTGCTTGTCTAGCTTGGTTGTCCGCTTGTGCTTGTGGTCCATTACCTGTGGTTAGTGTTGTTGTTTGCGCTGAGCTTGAGCCCATTGCAATTTCTTCAACACCGGCTATTGCTTGTTCAATGGATTGGTTAAAGTTGTTATTAGTCGTGGTTCCCCAAGACCCAGCTTGTTCACCATCACCTATAAGTTCTATTCTTAACCTTGTTGAAAATGTCGATGCCATTATGTATTTCTCCAATCTGTGGTTTCAACCACAGCTTCAGTGTCTACGTCTGCCCACGTTGATGTTTCATCCGTCACATTATCATCAACTTCAGCCCATGTAAACAGGGAAGGTGCTGTAAGGGCTGTAGACATTAAATTGCTTCCAGGCGTGGCTATAACTTTTACTAGGAAATCTGACCCCAAACCTTGCACCGTGGCTGTCATGCCTAAATTAGTATTTGTCGCTATAAACCTAGTTTCTGGTGTAACACCAACAGCAGGTATAGACAGGGTTTGCCCAGAAGGCAACGCGATTACTAATTGTGATGTAGTGCCAACAGCAGAACTTAAACCCTGACCAGTGACGGCTATAAGAGCACCACCAAGAATAGTGCCACCAGATATCGCTGATGTTACTGTTTGACCTGTTCCAATGTGTCTGGCATCCGCCGTTGTCTGTGACGAGAACCCTGAGTCAGAAAAAGCGGCGAAACCAAACATTAGTAATTATCCTTTAGTTGGATCAGACGCATCGTCTCTAGCTTTTCTGTTTTTGTAATCAGAACGAGCCGTGATTAATGCTACAAAGTCAGCTTGGTTAGATGGAATAGAATCTGTGAATGAATCATCATTCATCAACTTATTTGTCCATTCACTTTGCATACGTTTCCAACAGTTGTTGATTTTACCATCAACTGCTTTCTGTATCCAATCATCTAGACCAGCATTATCTGTATCGTTATATAAATCATTAGACAAAATCTTTTGTTGAAGATCTGTTAATGTTATTTCTTTTTTGTGGTCAGCCATATTTTACCTCCTTTAAGGTTGATTGTTTCGTCATTAGCCTATTAACATTCCCTGAAAAACTGTTGAACCATCATCCACGTCTGTTTGTGCAGAGCCTTGGTATTGATATATTCTTACATAAGCCGTATCGTTTGCATCCATATCCATTACTCTTGTGAAAGAAATTGGAAAATAAGTTGGGTCTTCAGAATATTTTACTGAGTGTAAATGATCCCAATAAGCGTGATTGCTAGCTTCAAGTCTTACGCCATAATAACCAGCTGCAGTGTCTACATTAGTAAGAAGTATTTGAACAGAAAAAACATATTTTCCTGTAACGGGAGCTGTAAAAGTGTAAGTGCTTGAATTAAAATTACTGCCAATATCAAATAATTCACTATTAAATTGTATATTGTGGTACTGACTTATTTGTAAATTAGTCATGGCAGCAGATAAAACTCTAAAAGATGGTTGTAGTGGCTTGGTTACTTCACCATCAGATGATATAACCATGGCCTCAGTTGCGGCAGTTTGAAAACTAAAAGAATCAGCTGAGTGTCCATATCTAATTGTTCCTCTATCAGCAGCGCCATCATCACCAAAATTTATGTAAGAAAAATTATCATTAGCAGCTAAAAAAGTCATGCCGCTTCTAGTGCCTTCTATAACTAGCTCATCTGCGTTTGTGCTAACTGAACCACTTGTATCAGCAGATTTAATATGTAACATACCAAGGTCAGCAGCGTTACCTGGGTCAGTGTTAAAAAAATTTGTTTTTGGAGGTGTAACATTGTCAGCTGCTATTTTAGCTGTAGTCACAGAACCATCAGTCGGTGTCACTGTTCCACCATTATCTGAACCTAGTAGCAGCGCAAAGAAACTTGTGTTAGCAGCAGGTGCCGTTGTGAATGTCAATACGCTACCTGATACTGTAAAGTCTGTGCCTGGCTTTTGTATCACACCACCAAGAGATAGTATGATCTGATTAACGTCACCCACAGTCACATTCTGTGAGTTGACTTGCATAGTGTGCGTGGTATCAGAACCATCGAAACCTGATGAGATATCATCAAGCTGTCTGTATGCTCCACCTAAATTTTGTCTTCCTATGTATGCCATTAATCAGCCTCCTGTACAGTTTTGCCATCTGCTATCCACTGTTGTATCATTTTATAATGTCGGTTATCAGCAGCAACAGGCACATATCTTGTAATTCCATCTTCAACTATTATATAATTTTCAAACTCTCCTGTTATAGGATGGTTATTTTTTTTGACTGATTCTATCATAACTGTGCATCCATTTCCGAAACACCGTTGTGAATGTAATGTGTATTGTTTGTGCTAACACTTACAGCACCAGCTATGTATGTTCCATCTGCTGTAGTGCCACCATAACTAGGGGTTTGCCCATAACCTGTTCCATCTTCATAAGTTCCTGAATTAGTGACTGTTGGTTCATGATTCATCGTTTGCATAAAGTCCATGTAACCTATGGGAGAACCAGAGTTATTATTCCATCTAGTAACAATTCTATACCTATGTGTTATTTTTTGAAAATATCTTTGACATCTATGAAACTGAACATCAAAAGGTAAGTGTTCAAAGTCTGTGGCTACTTCTCCAACTTCTAATTGAACTCCAGTTATATAAAAATCGTTGGATGTGCTAGAAGTTATATTTGCTGTTTGTTGATATGCAAGTCCGGCGTTTGATGTTGAAACCCAACTTGTGCTGTCAGTTGAAGTATAATCACTTCCCGCTGCTAATACCCAAGTTAAAGTAAGTCCAACTCCATTATCATCATTTATTGTGCCACTACTGTCACCATCAATAACAAAGGTAAAATTTTCCCAAGTGTTGGCAGAAGCATGAAAAAATGTTTTACTAATATGTCTAGACCCATCGGGTGCTGATACGTTTATTACAAACTTATTGCTTGAACCAGATAGATTACTTTTAGACCACCAATTTAAAACTGTTTTCTTTGCATCTGCATGTCCATAACAAAGATGATGAGCGTTTTGAGCTTCAACATCTGTAACTAGTTTTACATTTTCATCTGATGCAAGAGCAGATTCAGCAGTGGTTGTGTCAAATCTTAACGAACCAGAAAACCCATAACCTGCAGGAACTGAACTGTCTATTGCTAAAGTTCCTGTTAAGTTGTCACAATTGGAAGCCTCTTGTTTCCACATATCACAAGGTCTTACTAGTCCATTGTTATGAACAGAAGTATCGGCTTTTTGTGTAACTTGCATTTCACCATTAATAAGTAAATTTCTAAAGTTTGCGTTGTTTGCTATAAACGGTGCTGCTACTTTTGTCTGGCTCATCCTATGCGTCCTCCAATGCTTTTACTTTTGTTTCTAGTGTTTCTATTCTTGTTTGTGCCTCTTGTAATGCTTTGATGGCTTTCATGTAAAGGACAGAATAAGAAACACCTTTTACTTGTTCTTTGACTGTTATTTTTCCGTCTCCATCCACTGTTCCAAAACTAGAATCAGAGGCAATATCTCCTGCGGTTGGGTCTGAATGTTTAATTAATTTGTCCATGCCTGCATCTTCTAACTCTTGTGCAATAACGCCTATTTGCTCCCAGGCTTTGTCACCGTATTGTCTAACATCATCTTTCTTCTTAAAGTTTCTTACTTTAACAGCTTTGATGTCATCCCATTGTGAATTACTATCTCGTATATCTTGTTTAATTCTTTCATCCGATGTTGAGCCATAGCTGTTGTCGTGATTTTTTACATCACCGTCAGAATAAACAACAAACTTTAAACCAGCACTATCAATTGCATAGTGAAAATATTCTGTGTTGTTGTCTCTGTTTGCGTTTGTAAATCTAATTGCCTGTCCATAAGGATATGAAGAAGAGCCATCTCCTGTGTGTTTTACTTCAAACGCAGTGTTGTTGTGTTCTGATGTAGTTGTATTAGTTTGTCCACCTGGCTCAATTGTAAGGGTTTCATTAGAACCTGCTGTAAAGGTCATTTTATCGTTAGAGTGATTATATTTTACTTTACCTCTTTCATTTGCTCCACTATCACCAAAGTTAATTTGACCTGTGCCTGACGTGCCAGTAAAAATATTAATCCCTGCTGAACCATCTGACTCAATAACCAGATCATCTGCAGCGGCTAAATTTGTTGCTCCACTGCTCCCAGCTTTAATATGTATACCAGTTCCCATAGCATGAGTATCATTAACACCTAGCGTTGGAGTTGTTATAGTGCTGCCAGCTAGTCCTTTAAAAGTGTTAGCTGTAAATTGAAAATCATCTGCACCTGCAATTTTAATGTCTATCTGGTCATCGGTGTCCGCGCTTATTGTTGTGTCGGCATCTGCATCGAGAATGATTGCATCAGATACTCCATTGACATCTACTTTTGATGCAAGTGTGCTTGGCACTGCACCGCTTGTATGTATTGCATAAATAACATCTCCTGTTGCTACAGCTGATCCAACAATTGTTAGTGTCGTACCTGAAACTGTAAAATTAGTTGTGGGTTTTTGTATAACGTTATTGATAACAACGATTAGTCCGTCCTCTGAGAACGGAGCTTTTGACAAAGTAAAAGTTGTGGCACTATTATCACCTGTGAAAGAATCAGTAGTGAAACCTGAAAAAACGTCAGCTGGTAATTGTTGTCCGATGTAGCTCATAAATTATCCTTTTAGTGCTTTCACTTCATCTTCCAATGTTTCTATTCTAGCCATAGCCTCTTGTAGTGCTTTGACGGCTTTCATGTAAAGCACAGAATATCTAAAACCTTTAACATAATCTTTAACTTCTTTAACATCTCCTACTTTTGTATCCACAGGTAACTCATCACCGTCTTCATAAAGAGTGCCAAACTCCGAAGACGATATTACATCGGCAGGTGATGGTTTAACTTCTGTTACCAGTTTAGGACAAACTGATTCTGCTTCTTGAGCAACAACACCAATTTGCACTTTTGCTTTATCTCCATAAGCTCTCGCATCATCCTTATATACAAAATTACGGACTTTTAAGGCTTTAATATCATCCCATTGAGAATTAGCATCGGTTATGTCTTGTTTAATTCTTTGATCGGATATTCCATTGAAAGCATTATCATGGTTATAAGCGTCTCCATCACTAGCGATGTAAAATCTGGCTGTGCCTGTGTCTGAAAAATAAAACGCATAATTATCATTTGTCGCATCAGGAGCTGCTCCAGTATATTGTAAAAATATACCATAAGGTGCAGCTTGTGTATGTTCTATGTGTAACGCATACTGAGAATTTAAAGCTGATTCAATATTAAAAAATCTTGAAGAAGATGATGCACCTACTAAAAATTGACCACTGCTGGTAATTCTTGCTCTTTCAGAACCATTGTTCCAAAACTGTATTGTACCATCTTCTCTGTTACCAACAAAAGCATCAGTGCCACTATAAGTTAAAAACATACCATCAGAGTTAGCAGCTCCAGATGTATCATTTCTTAATTCTACTCTAGCAACACTACTTCCACCATTTACCACGATACCTCTACCATTTGCCAAAGCTGGACTGTTTGTGCCAACACCTATGGCGTTGTTACCACCATCAACGAAAAGCATATTGGCATCGCCATCTGATTCAACTCTAAAATCTACATCTGCACTTGACTCATTAACAGTGATTGCACCGTCTAGATCAACGCCTGCTGCTGGTATTTTAGCTGCCATCTTAACTTATCTCCATAAAAGACAACGCCGCATCTATTGATGATGCTGTATCCGATGTAACTTTTAAAATGTCTCCCGCCTGCATAACAACTTTACTACCTGATAATATCTCTAGTGATCCTCCTGCAGGTATCGGTGCATTTGTTACTAATTCAACGTTGTCATTGTTAAAATCACTGCCTGCACCATCATCGTGATCTGTGTTACTTTCTAAAGTAACAGTTGCATTAACCGCTGATCCTGTCACGTTTCCTAAAATTAAACCTAAAATTATAGTAGATATACCAGATCCAACAGTATAAACAGTCACCGCGCTAGTTCCTATAGCGTCTGCTGTGTGTAATCTAAAAGTATTTGCCATTTATTTCTCCTTATCCTAATGCAATAGCTAGCGCTGTGGCTCCGGCGTCAGTATACGCGCTTATGTCTGTCATCGCAACTTGTTTCATAGTTCCATCATCATTAAACACGACTCGATCAGCATCCACCACGGTTGTGGAGCTGGCTGCAGTGCCGCCATCCATAATGTTTAATTCTGCAGCTGTTGCTGCCACGTTTGTGCCACCTATATCCAGGGTGGTTACAGATATCTCACCAGCCACAGTTAATACACCACTTGCAACCGTCATTAAATCGGTGTCTCCTGTGTGTCCTATGGTTGATCCGTTTATAATAACATTATCCACAGTCAACGTCGTTAGTGTGCCTAAAGATGTAATATTTGCTTGAGCTGCAGTTTGTAATGTACCTGCTAGTTGTGTAGCTGTTAGTCTTCCTGTGCTCGGGTTGTATGTTAAATCTCCATCTGATTCTAATCCTATGTTACCACCATCTACATCACCACCCGATGTGAAGACAATGGCATTATCTTCGTTTGTGCTTTCGTTGTCACTAATAGTTACTGTTGTTGCTACTGCTGCTGTGGTTGCATTTGTAACTGTAACTCCTGCGATTACAGTATTAAGTGCTGTGCCGCCAATTGTAATTGCATCAGCCTCTAACGTGCCATCAAAATCACCATCTACAGCGTCTATGTTACCTATGAAAGTGGTTGCAGTTACATTTCTAAAACTTGATACGTCTTTGTTAGAATCAACTGTAACAACTTTACTAGCAACGACTGTGCCAACAGAAGAACCCGTGTCATTATAATTTAATTCTGCTGTGGTTGCCGTAACTCCGTCTAAAATATTTAATTCTGATGTTGTTGCTGTAACACCATCTAATATATTGAGTTCTGTTGCGGTAGATGTAACTCCGTCTAAAATATTTAATTCTGATGTTGTTGCTGTAACACCATCTAATAAATTTAACTCTGTTGCCGTAGAAGTTACTGCTACGTCTTCGTTAATTTTTGGTGAGGTAAATGTTTTATTTGTAACTGTAGCAGTTGAGGTTGCTGAAAGTAATTTAGAACTACCACCACTACTTGGTAATGTTAAAGTATTAGATGCAGCCTCTGAGTGTGGTGCACCAATAAGTGTTTGTGCGTGAGCATTACTTGACTCACAATAAAATTTTATTTGTGATACAGCACCACCGTCGTTTTTTAAATCAATAAGACCACCCGCAACAAATAAATCGTGAGGTACACTTACATGACCGTCTGCATCTTCAAACACAGCTTTACTTGCTGGCAGTGTACAGAATACAGTTTTTGTGCCTGATGAAAAGTTAACAGCACTATCACTGTTAGAGCTTTCTAAAATAGTTGTTCTTGATAATGTGTCTGGCGATGCATCGGTGACCGTGCCGATACCAATCTCAAACTCTGTGCCGCTGTCATTGACGATAGCATAGTAGGTGACGTTACTGTTACCAATGCCTGCAACAAAAGTTTGAAAACCAGATACAGCACCAGCTAAATTTAATGTCCCCGTGCCGGTTGTTATTGAGGTTTCTTTTACTCGATCGTTAAGTACTAACGCCATTTAACCTCCTACGACAATCTTAATATAGCATTACTCGAATCGTTTGCAGGGAACTGAATTGTAAATGTTCCGGCTGTTGCTGTAAAGTCTCCACCAAAATCTAAAACTAAAACAGAATTATTTCCAGAAGCTGCACCACCACTTGATTGATAAATCTGTGCGTATCTTGCTGTAAAAGTTGCAGTTGTCCAAGATGTGTCGTCAAAGTCAACAAAAGAAGTTGATCCTGTTCTTCCTACAGCAGGGTTTGCTAAAGTGTTACCACCAGCGGTATAGTTTGTTCCTGATATTTGATTTGTTGTGTTGTATGATGTTGGATCAGATACAGAAACAGTTTTAGATGATGTATAAAGAGCTATTTTATAAGTGGCACCACCATCAAAATCATGGTTACCTTTAAGCAACTCTTCTTTAAAAACATCAGATATTACATTTGCCATTTATTTTCTCCTTATGGGTTTGCAGATGGAATAGGTATTCTAACCACTCCATCCTTATATTCATCCCTTCTTCTGCGTCCTATCTGTTCAGCAGCTAAAGGTGTTAACAATTCCTGATATGATTGAGCATACATACTAGCCATATTAGGATTTTTTAGAAACTTAAAAGCTTCCGTTAGGCAGGCGTACAACAATAATGTAGGCATGTTGTTACTGACCCAAGTGGTTGTATTACTTGATGACAGTCCTGTTGGTAGCGCATTATACGCTAGTTCAATAGTATATGCTGCATTCGGTGCTGGAGCAAGAAGTATTGTGTCGTTGTCCCAGTTTGCGTAGTATTTTGGCACTCCTGTTGCTGTTCTGTCTGCTCTATATTCGTTCATAAAACTAGGGTCTCTTTTGTCCAAAAACACTCTTTCATTGGCTGTAAGACTAGACCCTGATAAGCCAGAGGTTCCAAATATATTTATATATCTAGCATATTCAAAATCAGTTGGTATTGCGCCTGGCATAGAAATAAAAGGGTCACCAGCTGTTAAAGTGGCAGTTTTATATTTTCTAAAAACATCCAGATCAACTTGTCTAAATATCTTCAATTCAGCATGTTCTATAAAATCATTAACAATAGTCGTTGTAAGAACATTGCTGTCTGTTTCTGTGTATTCTCTAATTTGTGTTACTAGTTCAGAATATGTGGTCATGGTGTTATGCTAGTAGGACCAGCGTAAGCTCGGCCCCCTCCTCCTCTTGTATTACCTGTTGTTGCAGTATCTGTAGCAACAGTGAATGTATAAGTATTATCATCAACTTTGGTTATTGTATACCCAGCAGATCTATTAATATTTGTGCCTGTTATGCCGTCAAAACCAATAACATCATAAAATCTAACGGTGCTAGAACTTGATCTACCATGACTAGGATCAGTGACGGTAATAACACTTGTCCCTGAGTTTGCAGTTTTAAAAGCATTTAGTGGTAAAAGAATAGGAGCCGCTGTTTCTACTCTATCTGGTCTTGCATTTTTTAAAGATTGTTTATCAGCTTTGTGTGATTTTACTTCTATCTGTGGGTGTTTCGCTTCAAACTCAGATTTGTGCACAAGAGATCCATTCCATTCTTTCACCATTTCATTGTACGGAAAAGCCATACCACTACGATCTGATATTGCTTTTGATCTTTTTCCTGATGCGTAATTAGACATTTGGGTAATAAGCCTGTGGTGTTATGTGAGTGCTAGTTGAAGATCCATCTTCTGTTAGAGCTCTGTTAAATTCATCTTCGTACAACATTTTCATTTGTTGAGTTAATTCTGGTTTATACTTTTGTGCTAAATAAAAAGCTAAACCTGAAACCATGCAAGGTACAAAACGATAAGGAACATCTGTTGCATTTGTATATGACCCAGCATCCTGTATTCTTTTTACATAATACAAATGCATATCTCTACTAGCAGCTGTAGAATCAGGAGTTGGATAAACAAAAATGTTTACACGATCAATTAATCTTTGCACATAGTATTGTGTTGGCTGTCCTGTAGTCAGTTTATTTGATAGTGCAGAATATTCAGATCTACTTATTTTTGTCATAGCAACATCTTGTTGTGTGCTCTGTGTTCTGTTTGATCTGTAAGTTGCTTCAAGAATATCATCCACCCCATAAATACCATTTGTTGGTGTGGTCACAGCGCTTGTGCCATCACTGCTAGCTCTAAAAAATGTATATGTGTTTTGGTTTTCTATCAGATCAATATTAGTTTCATCTATCTCCCAATAGTGAAGACCTCTGTTTCCCCACTCTTGAAACATAATATTTAGAGATCGCCTTGCAGATTTTATTTGATATCCGTCTAGTTGATCTACACCTACTCTTTGATAAGCCTCTTCAACTATCTCATCAATAACAAATGTTTTATCGAACGTCGCTGTTCCTGAAGTAGTGTTTGCCATTAGCTACTCCTATTAATAAACTTTAAGCCATTCGCAAGTAATAGTTGCCGAATCTCCAGATGTACACGCTGGGAATACAAACTTAACATCTCCGGTTACACCAGTTGCATTGTTGTTTTTAAGACCACCAATAGAACTGTAATCTAAATATCCGTCACCTTCTAAAGTTAAGAAAGTTGCATCTGTATCTGCATCCCAAACTAGTCTAACTGCATCTACTTTTGCAGTCATTGAAACGCTATACCATATTTTATTCAAAACCACTTTACTTAAAGTTGTTCCGTCTGATCTATTATTAGCCGTTGCACTAACATCTACAATTGTTGTTGTGCCACCTGTGCTGTCTGAGACATTATTGTAATGAGTTATTAGTTTTCTATCACCACTAAATAATGTTTGAGTTAATACTACGTCTGCCATTTTTTCCTCCTACTAAAGAGTAGGGGACATTACTCCCCTACTCAGAGTTAATTATTATGCAAATGGTGTTGCTAATGATCCGTCTCCGAAAGTAAAGCCATTCATTTGCCATACAGCTGTTGCACTGCCTTGTCCACCTGTTGCGATACCTAAACAATCTATTTCGCCACCAACAAATCTACCTTTGGTGTCAGCGTCCATAGTCATTTTGTCATCATCAGATCCATCAGCGTGGAACTGTTTTAGACTAACTGTGCCAGGTGCATCTTTATCAGAAATGATAATAGTAGATGCAGCTGTAAAGATATCATTAGCAGAAGCACCATCGATTGAAAAAGTGCCTGTAAAAGTTGTGCCTATGATAAATTTAAATTTTAGGCCAGCCGCAGCAGTTGGTAAAGTTATTACAATACCTCCAGCTCTATTAAGTAAGTATGTAGTTCCAGTATCTGCCGCTGTTAAAGTTTTAGTAGCTGCAGTTATGTTTTCTACATCTGTTATCAAGTTATTTACACCAGCTGTTTGAGCTAGGTTACCACTTGAGTCAACAGTCAATTGATCCGTAATCGCACCAGTTGATGAGTTTTTAGATATTTGTTTAAAACCACCTTCTGATCTGACCGGACCGCTAAATGTTGAATTTGCCATATAGGTCTCCTCTCCGCTAGCATAGTCTGAGACATTGTCTACTGCATGAGTCTACGCTAACTATTTTCAAATTATGCAGTATCTTGAATATACGCTTTTAATATGGTGATTGCAAATAAAAAGGGGCGCCGAAGCGCCCCTAATTAATAAGATTATTAAACTAAATCTTAACTTGATCCTGGTGAACCAAAGATACCTCTCCAGTCAGATACGCCGAAGCTGTATCTTTCTCTAGCTTTGTATCTCATGTTTCCTGTATCAAAATCACCTTCCATAGCAGTCTTTAAAGGTGCTCTTTGGAAGTGTTTTAATCCATTAGGAACATCAGTTTTGATAAAGAATGCGTTCGTGTCAGTTAGGAAGTTGTTGACCACAAAACCTTGTGGCATCATTCCCATTGACTGAACTGCATTAATATCATTGTCAGAAGTACCAACTCTATTAGCTGTCTTAGTAAGACGCTCAGCTACGAATTGTAGGTCAGATGGTATAATTAGTTTCATACCACGAGCTGCAATTTTAAAGCCTCTCTCGTCTTGGAACTTACCAATAGCAATTAGTGATGCTTCCAATGATGTTTCGTTAAGGTCAGAAGCTGCAAGCTTATTAGACTGATCACCTGCGGCAACGGTAGGGTGATCTGTGTCGATCAAGAACTGTCCGTCTCCGAAAGTAGTCGTATCAAAAGCATTGTTTAAAATGTTCGCTGCTTTGATTTGTTTAGTCTGAGCCATAGATCTTGCTAGTGCTTTAGTGTAACGCTTAGCGATGCTGTCATACAGGTTATCCTCAACAGCTTCCTCAGTGATAGAGAAAGCGAGAGCAATTGTCTCGTGAGTATAACGTGCAGTGAAGTGCTCGTTCGCGTCATCGAAAGCCACAGCAGAACCCTCAGATTTTACTTGTGCTTCCCCGAAACCAGATAACATTACTTCTTCTTCAAAAGCTCTGTCACTTGTCTCAGTGTCGAAAATCTCTACGTGTTGATTTTCGTAGTTATTGTACTCAAGTCCGAATAATGCATTCAGACCTGGCTCTAGCTCTTTTGCTAGTTGTTGTCTTGATATAGCCATTTTTTATGTCCTCCTGCTATTAATTTAAATGCGCTGGTTCTGCAATGAACACTCTTAGTACATTGTGAACTCCAAACGAATTTCCTGGGGTTTTAGCGAGACCTAAGAACTTAACGCCAGTTAGAGTAGTACCTGAATCAGATACGTCAACTTCATCACCAGAAATACCAGTTGTAGTATTTCCTGAATGAGTTTCGTCGTGATCCATGTAAGTACCTACCATAGCTTGTGTTGCTGCGGTGTCGCCTTGAGCTTCGTACACTTGGTACGGATCGTCGTAAACGAAGCAATCTATATCTTTGTTTAGATCAACTCCGTCGTATTGGTTTTTAAACGTTGGTTTCCCTGTAGTTGGGTCGTCGTACTGAATCCCGTTGAAAACCATGAGACCTGCATCTCCAACAGCAGCATCTATGATACCACCACTTGCAAATTCTACCAGGTCACCTTGGAACATTGTTGAACTTTCGCCATCTAAAATTGTATATTGCGAAAGTGCACCGTTGTCTGGGTTTCCGCCAACTTTACCACTAGGTCTAAAACCAAAAGGGGCATCTACATTTGCCATATTTTGTTTCCTCCTTAAAGGGTTATTGTTAGCGGTGGATAGGAATAACTAAATAATTAGTTTTTCTTTGTACCACCAAAAGTTACACGAGTCTGTCGATCTTGGTTGATCGGCATACTTGGGTGCTGTTCCTTCATAACATCGTTTTGTAAAGCCTCATTTCGATCAGTATTCATTTTTCTATAATACTCATCTCTCGACTTTGCGAGTTCTTCGGGCATCCTTGCCAGCACAAGGCCACCAACCCCGATCATCCCTGCGTATTTACCGTCAGCAATTTGAGGATAATCATAATCAGAATATTCGTCAGCTCTCACTAACTCCCATCCAGATTTGATTTGCGCTGCCATGTTTCCGGTATCTTGATACCCCATGACCTCTGCGCGTATCCATCTATGCACGTAACCGTCTGGCGCAGGCGGTGCGTCTAGTGTTGATGGAGGAGTCCATACTTTAGGCTTTTCGGTTTTAGCCCTAGTTTGACTCGCGCGGGAAGTTTTTTTAGTTTTTTTGTTTTCCATATGCTTATGCCTCCTTCGCGATTAATTGTTTCGCATACTCTTCGAGTGGCACACCTAATCTTTTAGCTATTGCTATCTGTGATGGTGTGAGTTTCACAGTTTTTCTGCGTCCTTTTTTGGCCGGACGTTTTGCACTTGCTACAGTTTGAGCAGGTTGCTCAACTGCGGTTTGCTCCACATTAGCAAATTTGTGTGGGAATTCAAGTCTTATTCGCTTATCAACCTCAGAATAATATTCATTTGATTGTGGATCATAACCTTCCTCCTCTACAAGCTGCCTATGTATGTCAAAAGCTGTGTAAGTCATTGCATTATCAGTACCAAACCAAGTGTTTTTAGCTGACCAGTCTTGAGCTTTTGGGTCAATTTCTTGTGCAGCTTGATACAATTCTTGTGTTGTTGGAACTGCATTCATTGGTTGTTGCACTATTTGTTCTTGCGTTTGTGATGCTCTTTGTAGCTGTTGATCCTGATAATTCTTCAATTGAGTCAGTCTAGTTTCTTCCATAGCCATCTGTGCTATGGCTTTTTGAGCCTCGACCTGTCTGTCAACATCTTGTGCTTCGGTTGCCGATCTTAATTCTGCTTTTGCAGCAGCCATTCCAGCAGTAACTTTTTGCTCTAACTCTTTCGCATAGTTAGTTCCAAGTTTGTCATACTGACCTTTAACTCTATCAGCTTGTTGTTTTAAAGTTTGTGCATACTGTATCGCCTCTTCTTTTTGCCTTTCGGCTTCACGCATTTTACGCGTTAGTTTTGCGATTCTTTTTTGAACACCTTCAGAATATTCTCCAAGCTCATCTTTTTGTTTGCTGTCTTGAACAACAGGCTGCTCACTAGATTCCTGAGATGCGTCAGCGGACTGACTATTGTCTTCAACTGTTTCAACATTGATTTCCTCCTCTAATGATTGTTCTGGTGCTGGAGCTTCAAGATCAATTTCTGTCTCTTGCTCGTTTTCTTCACCAGGTATTTCTACTTTATCTTCTAGCATAGTTAATTCCTCCTATGAATTACATTGCGTGAATTAGATCTTTGGGATCGTCTATCGTCCCAAGAACTTCATCATCGTTTAACATTCTTATCTCACCACCATCAATATCCATTCTTGATCCTGCATATCTTGCAAAGATCACCCAATCTTTTGGTTTGCACCATGGACCCGTTGGAAATTTATCTTCGTCTTTGTAACAAAGATCTCCCATCTTTAAAACATAACCAACCTGCACAGCAGATCTTGCTCTTTCCAATGTTTCTTGTGCTATTATTATACCGCCCTTTGTCTCTTCTTTAACTCTAAAAGGCATTATTAATAAACGCCATCCGGTAGGGTTTGGTAATTTTTCTAAATTTGTTTTTTCTGGTTCTTTCGTAGCCTCGTGTGCTCTTATTTTTTTTGCATCATCTTCGGCGTTGTATTTATTTTCTAATGCGTGTGACTTTGTCATCGTCGTTATTTGGCTCCTTTGGTTCTAGCAGGTTAGAGAGTTCCTGATTCATTAAATCGATCGCATGGATCTTACCTAT